GACCGTCCAGAGTATGCCCATCTTGCTGGTAAGTTCTGTGGTTGGATTGACAACCTTGCCACAGGTGAATGTGTTATGGAAATACAGGGAGAGAAACGAATCCCTAAAGTGAAGGAGGCCGCATAATGAATGAGGTAATTCGTGATATTGAGGTTTTGGAAAACCTTGTGATTGCTATGAATGAGGGTGCTTCAGATGAGAAGTATGCTGCATTGTGGGCAGTCGAAAAACTTCTCATTGAGAAGAAAGATTTAGTTCGTAAGTTTGAAGAGGAGTTTGCTGATGATACGCCAGAAGCAATTGCAGCGTGAGATTGTCATCGACCTAACTGGCCCAGAGGGAAATGCTTTTTCCCTAATGGCTCGTGCAACTAGTTTTGCAAAACAGTTAGGACTCGATGGCTCCAGTATTGTAGAAGAAATGACCTCTAGTGATTACGAAAACCTCGTTTCAGTGTTTGATAAATACTTTGGCGATTATGTAATCTTGGAGAGATAAATGACAGGAATCGAACACGCCATATTGGCAACTGCTTGTCTTGCCGTTTTCTACTATGTTGGAAAATGGAATGGTAAAAAAGAAAAAGTCGAACATATTATTGACCACACATTAAATATGTTGGAAAAGAATAATATGATAAAGGTTAAGGTTGATAAAAAAACTGGCGAAAAAGAGATTTTACCTCTTGACAAATACCAAAAAGTTTGGTAATATAAGAAGTAAAGTGAGTTGATTCGGAGAAAGGTTTGATATGTGATGATTTATGAAACTCTAGAAGAAGCGGTTGAAGCCGCCCTAGTAATGTGTGATGCGTTGGAAACAATTGTGAAAATAACTAAGGCACCAAAAGGTGGTTATGAACTTTTTGGAACTGGTGAATTTGTAATGGAAGTAACGGAGTAAAAAGTGAAAAAGTTTTTAGTAACACTAGCAATGATTGGTGTATCTGCACCGGCCCTTGCTGAAACAGTTAAAGATTACAACAAGACAGTTGTAAACAGAGTTCCCTACAGTGTAGAGGTATGCACCGATCAAGTGGTTGGTGGAGACAAAACTGGTGACGCACTGAAGGGTGCTATTATCGGTGGTATCATTGGTAACAATGTAACTAAGAATGTAGACAACGGCGGTGCTGTTGGTGCATTGTTAGGTGGGATTATTGCACACAATAACTCTAATGCCACTGGTGGAACAAGACGAGTGTGTGAAATTCAAACTCGTTATAATGAAGAAGTCGTAGAGGTATACTCTCATAGTGTGGTAACTTTTTATCACAATGGGCGTCAGTATTCTCTTAGATTTCAAAAGTAATTAGTTGAGTTATTCTGCCCTTAGCTCAGCTGGATTAGAGCAACGGCCTTCTAAGCCGTGGGTCGGGAGTTCGAGTCTCTCAGGGCAGGCCAACTAACTATGAGGATATAATGTATAGAAAGAAAAATGTAAGGGATGACAAACCAAAGGGTATGGCCGTTGAAGTTCGTAACGGCGATGTCAATGGTGCATTGCGAGTCTTGAAGAAGAAACTTATAAGAGATGGATTCTTTCAAGAAATACGAGAACGCTCTTTCTACGAAAGTAGAGGAACAAAACGCAGAAAGGCGAAGGCAGCTGCAACTCGTAGATACAAACGCAAAATGCAAAAACGATTTGATGAACTTGGATATTAGAGGTGATTTATGGCACGGCGTGCTAGGGTGGAAACAGATTCCACTATTCCCAAAAAACGCAAAACAAGAAAACCAATGTCTGCTGAACAGAAGGCAGCTGCGGCAGAACGACTTGCAAAGGCTCGTGAAAAACGACTAAAAGAAAATCCCCCAGAATATAAATCCATTCACCCAGATGTTCTTGCAAAAGGTGACGATCATGCATGGTCACACAAGAAAGTCAAAGAGTGGATTAAGACACAAAAAGCACTTGCGAGTGCAGAAAGAGCCTCAGCAAGAAAGAATGTTAAAGGTGCATTAGCAAAACAAATGCAACATGAAGGTTATGTTCGTAACATGGAAACATACCTTAGAACAGGAACTTGGTTGGATATGTTTTGGGGTGAATACCAACAGAACAGAGTGAAGAATGTTTGTTTGGTGATGGCATATCATCCAGACGGCACACCAAAACGAAATATAGGAACATGGTATCCAGACATTGGATGTGAGTGGACAAGAGAAATGGAAGAGGAAGATGGATACTATGCAAGAAGAAAAGGGTAAGATTATCCAGTTTCCTAGCAAAATGGTTATCAATAAGAATGTAAAGATTGATGACACTGCTATAAAACTGCATACTGATTTGAAGATTGCAGAACACCTCACTGAAGGACTTGTTGTGAATATGATTCACAATATGGGTGAGAACGAAATTGATGTAAACAATCCAGAGTTCATTAAGGATATTGGATTTTTAATTGAGTTGGTAAAGTCGATCATCTATAGAGATATGGGCATCAAACACCCTATGCAACAGATGGTAGATTTGTTTGTCAACTCAGAATATGATGATGAACATGGACTATATACAGAGTTCGATATTGGAACAATGGAAGAAGTTGTAAAAGATTTAATTGGAGAAGATGAAGAATAACGCTCCTGTAGTTAAACGGTATAACAGTTGATTTGTAATCATCAGTTCGCAGTTCGATTCTGTGTGGGAGCACCATAAAAGGATACATTTATGTGGGTATTAGTGACTATTCAATTGATATGGGGTTCAACGAACCCTACTGTAGATACTGAAGTTTATGGTAAGTATTACAGTATGAATGAATGTATGTTAAAACGAGAAAAAATTATAAGGGATATGGGAAGAACAAACGGTTTTCCTAAACCAAATAATCAAGTGGTTTGTATAAAGGCACAAAGAAAATAATGCGGGCATCGTATAATGGTATTACCTCAGATTTCCAATCTGATGACAGGAGTTCGATTCTCCTTGCCCGCTCCAAAAATCTATTGACATATGTTTTGTTTTGAGATACTATATAATACTATGAAAAGAAGGTGATAAACTATGATTTTAGTGGATATGAACCAAGTCACCATCAGCAACCTAATGATGCAGATTGGTTCAAAACGACAAAACGATGTCGATGAAAATCTGGTTCGCCATATGGTTCTTAACTCTATTAGAATGTATCGTTCTAAGTTTGGTGAGGAATATGGTGAACTGGTTCTTTGTTATGACAGCAAAAGATATTGGAGAAGAGAATACTTCCCCAACTATAAATCCAACCGTAAAAAGGACAGAGAGAAGTCTGGCCTCGATTGGAATCTAATCTTTGAAACTCTAAATAATATTAGAGATGAAATCAAAGAAAACTTTCCCTATAAAGTATTGGAAGTAGATGGTGCAGAAGCAGACGATTGTATTGCTACTGTCATTGAATATGTTTCTAAAACACCAACTGCATTTGAGAATGTTCTTATCTTGTCTGGTGACAAGGATTTTATTCAGTTGCAAAAACACAACTTTGTAAAACAATATTCACCAGTTCTGAAGAAATTTGTGAACGGGCAAGACCCTCACCTATATATTAAGGAACATATATTGAAAGGTGATAGGAGTGATGGTATTCCAAACTTCCTATCTTCTGACAATACATTTGTAGATGAGTTGCGTCAGAAACCTCTGACTAAAAAGAAACTGTCAACATGGGTAGACCTTGAACCACAGGACTTTTGCTCAGAGGAGATGTTAAGAAACTATCAACGCAACAGAACTTTGATTGATTTGGATTATATTCCAAGTGACTTGAAGGTGGCAATACTTGAACAGTATGAACAACCACCAAAAGGTGAAAGATCAAAACTACTAAATTATTTTATACAAAAGAGATTGAAAAATCTTATGGATGACATTGGAGACTTTTAGAATGGCAAAAGACACATACACACCTCTACTTTCTGAGGTTCTAAAGAAAGTTCATAACGCAAAAACCAAAGAGAAGAAGGTTGAGATTCTTAAGCAATACGATTGCGATCCGCTTCGTATGGTTTTGAAATCATCATTCGACCCAAATATCGTTTGGTTGATTCCAGAAGGAGAAGTTCCATTCCAAGCAAATGAGGCTGAGGAAGGAACAGAACATACTGTGCTTCGTAAAGAAGCGAGAAAACTCTTTAACTTTGTAAAGGGTGGCAACGATACCCTTGCTGGTTTCAAGCGTGAGAATATGTTTATTCAGATGCTAGAGGGTTTGCATAAGTCTGAGGCAGAACTTGTTGTCAATGCAAAAGACAAGAAACTGCATCAGATTTATAAAGGACTATCAAAAGAGGTAGTCAAAGAGGCGTTCGGTTGGAACGATAACTATACGAGGAGTTAAAATGAAAGAGAACTATGACCATTGTTTGGAAATGATTCTACATCACGAGGGGGGTTATGTAAACCATCCGAAAGACCCTGGCGGCGAAACCAATCTTGGTGTAACTAAAAGAGTTTATGAAGAGTGGGGTGGAACAAAAGATATGAAAGACCTAACGGTTGAAGATGTTGCCCCAATTTATCAGAAGAATTATTGGGATAGGGTGAAGGGTGATGAACTACCTGCTGGACTTGATTTATGTGTATTTGATTTTGGTGTTAATGCTGGAACTGGCCGTGCTGCTAAGTATCTACAGAATCTTGTCGGTGCAACAGCAGACGGTGCAATCGGGCCAGGCACGCT